CGCATGAATATCGGGCGTGGTTTTCCGACAAAGTCGGGCTTGTGATCTTGGCGAAAACCAATCATCCCGGTGATCTGAATTGCCGCAAGCAGGGCGACAGCGGCGCCTATCAGAACGTCTATCACGACGCCAGCCAGATCAAGCAGGTGCTGCTCGATTACGATAAGATCGAGCTGCAAGGTAAGTGATGCCGCGTACGATGACTGTAACCCGCGAGGATCTGGTGCGGCAGCTTAATTGTCCGCGCGAGATGGCTGACCATCGCGTGGCTTACTGGACCCGGATTGGCCTGCTGCAACCGCTCGATGGTCAATGGCCGGGCACCGGACATCATCGCCGCTATCCGGACAGTGCGCTGGCCGATGTCAGACTGCTGGCATTGATGGCGAACCTCGGCGTGGCCCTGCCGTTGCAGAAAATCGCGCTTGCCCTGGCTGATGAGCAGCGAGCCGAATTGCGCTTTGCGCTGCGGACGGTGCTGCGGCTGCTGACCTAGACCGTGTACGGCAAGTGATTGTCGTCGGCGCGTTTCTGATTGCGATTGGCGCGGTGCTGATGCTCGGCAGCATCGGCAACATGAGCCACCACCCGTATCAGGCCAATAGTCCGTTCCTATGGGTGTTCCTGTTCGCCGGGCTGGTGATCGGCGGCTTCGGCGTGATCGTTTCGGCATTATCCCTGCAATAGGAGGGCGTCGCTATGCTGGCACCGAATTTCAAAACCGCCGACGAACTCGGACTGAATCCGACGCAGCGCGACGCGCTGATCAAAGTGCTCGGCATGCTCGAACGCGGCGAGCTTTATGAACTTCCCGAGGGCCAAGAGCATCAGCTTGTTGGCTGCCCCGAAAAGGCATTCTCGATGCGGTCGTGGAGCACATGCCTTTGCGGGCATGCCAGCCGTTTCGCCGAGTTCAGCGGGCATGCCAGCCGTTTCGCCGAGTTCAATAGCATGGATCGCTCGCAGGGCGGCCCGACCGGCGCTCTGTTCTATCGCACCGGAATGAACATGGCGCAGGCGACAATGGCGCTGCGCGATTATCTGACGACCGGTCGCGCGTGAATGACGGGGATTCGGATGTTCGATGAACGCTGCCAATGGCACCAACGGCAAGATCGGTTGGCGTACGCTGATCATGACCGGCAGCCTGGTGGTGGCGTTGACCGGCGGCGCGTGGTCGATCATCCGCAATCAGATCGCCGTCGTTGATACGCGCAACGAGGCCGCTATTGCGGGAATGCATCGCGAACTGACGGCACTGCGCGACGCTGCAGCGGCCGACCGCGAGAACATTCGCCGTCAAGCCGGTACGATAGGCGACGTTGTCAACAGCCTGCGCGATACCAAGCTCGACATTACGCGCTTTGATCAACTGGTGAATCGGTTGATGACTGGCGGCGAGATCACCGCCAAAGATGCCGCCTTGCAGAAGCAGATCGATATCCTCGGTGATCGGCTCGACAAGATCGAAGCGCGCCTGAGTCATCTTGAACAGCAGCGAGGCCGGTAAATGCGGGCGCCGTCGACGGCGCACAGCGGCAAGTCGCCGTATGTGCGCTATGGCAAGACGCCGTATCAATATCAGTTCAAGCGTTGCTCGCATCGTCGCGACAACGGGCGGCCGAATGCGATCTATCAGCAGACACCGGGCTGGCATGGCGATGTCTGCGCGGTGTGCGGGATAATCCTGAAAAATCTAGTGCGCACGCGTAATAACGCCTGATCATCTGGTGGTGCTGGCTTTGATTGCCTTGCCGGTGGTGATCTTGGCGCTTTTGTTGATTGATCCATGGCCGTGAGGTGCGAGCGCCGTGTGATATAATCTGGTATGGGCTGCATTTACCTGATCACCAATACCATCAACGGCAAATGTTATGTCGGGCAAACGCTGCAAGGCGATCCAAAACAACGCTGGCGACGACATAAGGTACTGGCGGCAATGGATAGCCCGACGGCATTGCATGCTGCCATTCGTAAGTATGGCTCGGATGCATTTCGGTTTGAGATCATCGAACAGTGCGACATTGCCGAGATCAACGACCGTGAATCGGTATGGATTGAAAAGCTAAGCACACTATCGCCGAATGGCTACAATCTGACGCGTGGTGGCGACGGTTTCAAAGGACGGCATAGCGCCGAATCGCGCGCCAAAATCGGCGCGGCTAGCGATCCTGAATTTACCCGTAAAATTCAGAAGCTCGCTGTGCTCGCTAATACTGGCGCAAAGCGTTCGGCAGAATCACGCAAACGCATGAGCGAGGCAGCGAAGCGACGGAAAACGATTGGAAGAACTGTTCGCCCGGAAGTGCGAGCAAAGATTTCTGAATCGATACGGCGCGGCTGGCAAAACGGTACAGTGAAGGGTAGGTGGCATGGCCGATCCAACACCTCTTAGGAGAACACCGGGTGCGTGGGCGGACTCGTCTCTTGGGTGGAAAGCTCCTGATCTTAGTTACGGATTACAGTTCAGTGATTATGGCTCTTATGGCCTGCGCCAGTTCGGCGGCTGGATCAGAGAGGAATTCCTACGCGAGCTGGTCGGTCGCGAGGCCGCAAGAACTTACCGCGAGATGAACGACAATAGTTCCATTATCGGGGCAATGATTTTCACTATCCAACAGGCCATGCGCAAGGTGACATGGCGGGTTGATCCAGCGGTCGACAACAATGCGGTGGCAGACAAGTTTGCAGCGTTCGCCGACTCGCTGCGCGACGACATGACCCATACGTGGGACGACTTTGTCGTCGAGATGCTGTCGATGCTGCCTTATGGCTATTCGCTGCATGAGATCGTTTACAAGCGGCGGCTCGGTCCCGAGCCAAGCGCGCCGAAATACGAGGACGAGCGGCCGGCCAACGAGCCCGAGAACTTGCCAACCAGCAAATACAATGACGGTCTGATCGGCTGGCGGCGGCTGCCAATTCGTGGACAAGAAACGATTCTTAAGTGGTTTCTCGACGACAACGGCCAGATCACCGGCGTGACACAGCAACCCTACGTGGGCGTTCTGATCGACATCCCAATCGAGAAGCTGCTGCTGTTCCGCCCGACCAGTCATAAGAATAATCCCGAGGGTCGTTCGGTTCTGCGCAACGCCTATCGCGATTATTATTTCGTCAAGCGGCTGGAAGAGCTTGAAGCGATCCTATTCGAGCGCATGGGCGGTTTTCCGCTGCTGTATGTGCCGTCCGATCTGATCGACAAGGCGGCTAGCACTAACACCAGCGATCCCGACGTGGCGGCGGCGCAGCGCGCGTTTACCATGTACAAGCAGGCGATTGGCCGGGTGCGCATCGACGAGCAAATGGGCGCGTTGCTGCCTTCCGATCCGTACCGCGATGAGGAAGGCAAGCCGACCAATTTGCGCATGTACGAGTTTCAGTTGGTGACGCCGCAGCACGGTCGGCAGACGGTCGATCCCGACAAGACCATCGAGCGGCACAGCGTGCAGATGCTGATGACGTTGTTGGCCGACTTTATCAAGCTCGGCCACGAGGTGCGCGGCACCAACAATCTCGCCATGACACGCGTCGATATGTTTTATGCCGCAATCGAAGGTTGGCTCAATGCTGCAGCCGGAGTGCTGAATCGCTTCGCGTTGCCGCGCGTTTTCAAGATGAACGGCTTCCCGCAGCAGATGGCACCGCGCTTGATTCCCGACATGCCACAGCGGCTCGATCTCGATTCGCTCGGCATGTTCATCAAGAACATTGCGGCGGCGGGTATGCCGCTGTTCCCGAACGACGAACTAGAGGCTTATGTGCGCGACGCCGCCGGCTTTCCCGAGGTCGAAGCGCCGGAAGCATCGGCACAGGTGCAGCAACAGGCGATCACGCAGGCCGGGCTGGTCAAGATGCTGCTCGGTGCGTGCGCCAAACAGGTATTGGATCGACGCAATGGCCAGCAAGGCACGCAAAGAGCGGCGACGACTTGAGCGCGAGCGCTTGGCGGCGCTGACGGGCGATGATGCCGTACTGATCGATGTCGTTCATCGCGACACACCGCCGATGGTGGCGCGCCATGAGGCCGAGATCGCGCTGCAAGGCCAGAGCTACGAAGAAGCCAATTGGGCCAAGCTGTCGCCGACGTTTCGCGACACGCATAACCGGCTGCGGCAGTTGCGCGGCATGGCACCGCTGCCGCCGCCAGCGGTCGATCTGTACAAACCGCCGCTGGTGCGACGCGCCGATCCGAAGGAGCTCGAAGCGCTCAACAGCGAGCAGGCGATAGCCAAGGCGCAGTTCCTCGGCGCGCGCCGCATGATGGCACCTGGCCGCGAGGGCTTCACATTTAACGGCGATCCGGACGAATTCTAAAAAAAAGGACCGGAAGGGGCCGGTCCACACAGTCACTGTTTGGGTTTGGGTATTATGCGGTGCCCGGTGCGCATCGTCGTAACCCTCGTGAATCAGAGCCCGTTGGTTCAGCAACGTATGGGCATCACGACCGGATCACGGCTATTGCCCACAATTACTCTACGACGCGCACCGAGCTTGGGCATTAAGCCATAGGTCGAACTGATCGGCAAGGGGTTCTGTGAATAGTCTGCTGTCAGGGCTGCGGCGCGTCGGGCGCGATGCCGCGCGGGTTGAAGCGGAAATGCGCGTGCAGCGGCGAGAGGTCGTCCTTCACCACCGCGTCAGGGTCGACCGGACGGACCAGATCGGGCCGCTTGCTGGCCTTTATCGTGATCGCGATGCCAAGCGCGCACATGATTATCGCCACAGCGAATCGGGACATAGCGGCTCCATGGGTGATGGGGGAAGCCGTGAGTGAAGGCGAAAGCTGCAAATCGTGCAAGTTCTTCGTGCGCGACCGTTTGCAAATAAAGAGCGGCACTTGCCGCGCCCATGCGCCAATTCTGGTCAACTTGCAGACGCCGCAGGGTGTTATGACCAACGGCATGTTCCCGCCGGTCGCCGAGGATTGTTGGTGCGGCGAATACAGGATGAAGGTCACGCTCGATGAGTGCGTGTCAGGTTCTAGCGAAGCGCGACCGGTGATGTGAGGTGTCATGCCGACGCCGAGCGAAGGCGAAAAGCAAAGCGATTTTATCGGCCGCTGCGTTCGCCAGGTCATGGGCGAGGGCAAGCAGCAGCAGGCTGCGCTCGGCGAGTGCTACGGCATCTGGCGGCAGCATCATGGCGGCACCGCCAAGCTGTTCAGCGAGACCGTCAAGCAGCAACCCGGCGTCGGTTCAGTGCATGCGCAAACCGCGCTCGGCAATCAGAGCGCGCGGCGGCGCAAGCAGCGCCAATTGGCGCTTGAGCAAGCCGAGCAGCGCCGCAAGAAACCGACCGCGACCGACGTCAGCGGTAATGGCGATATCGGCAAGGATTGGTCGCTGACGCTGAAGATCGCCAAGGCCGAGCCCGAACGGCAGATGATTTTCGGTTGGGCCTCGGTAGTGGCGCGCGACGGCAAATATATCATCGACAAGCAGGGCGATATCATTCCGATCGAAGAGCTTGAGAACGCGGTGCTGGAATACATGCTTTATGCGCGCGAGCATGGCGTGATGCACGCGGTCAAGGGTACTGGCCGTCTAGTGATGTCGTTCCTGACCACGCCGGATTTCATGAAAGCGTTCAAGTTGAAACAGGCTGACGACCAGATCGGCTGGATCGTCGGCTATAAGATCGAGGACCCGGAGTTATGGACTGCCGTCAGGCGGGGCATCCTACCGGAATTTTCGATCGGCGGGTCGTCGGTGCCCTTTGAGAGCGTCGATGACGACTCGCCGTTAAATTTGGACGTCGAGAAGGCGCGGGGCAGGCGGCTCGCGCGAGCGCCCTTTCGATCATACTAACGGCGCGCGGCTCTATCACGTTCTGCAACGCTTCTTTGCCTATCAGCAACGGAATTTCCTGCATGCCGCGCATAACCATATAGCGGCACGCGTGGCCAAAGCCGAGGGCGAAGGATTATGGATGTGGGACGATACGCCGTCGATCAGCGACATGGTTCAAGCGGTGCGTCGCGCGCTTGCCGACACCGCCGATGGCGCTGGTATGTACGCGTTCAATGGCATTGCGCTCGAACACCCGATGCACGAGCTGCCTGAGCCTAAGGTCACGGCGCAAGATGTCGCGAACCGTTTACATACGTTTGCCGTGGATTACGCTGCCGAGCGTGCGGCAGAACTTGTTGGCAAGCGTGTCGCCGACAGCGGTGAGCTTGTTACCAACCCGGATGCTAAGTGGGCTATTTCGGATACAACGCGTGACGTCGTTAACGGGCTGGTGCGCGATGCAATCGCGTTGCATTGGGACGCCGATAAACTCGCCGATAAGCTGACCGATACTGGTGTGTTCTCGGACCAACGTGCTGAGATGATCGCGCGCACCGAAATCAGCATGGCGCAGAATTCGGCCACGCTAGAGATGGCCAAGTTGGCGGGCGAGCGCGGCGTTGATCTGAAAAAGATTTGGACGGTCGACGGCAATCCGTGCCCGCTGTGCGAGGAAGCCGCGGCGATGGGCGTGCTCGACCTGGACGACGATTTTGGCGACGCCGGTGACATGCCGCCGTTACATCCGAATTGCATGTGCGATCTTGATCTGGTGATGCGGGACTAGCCATGGCGACATTGCCGACACCGCAAGCGCAAGAAATGCGGGTGCGCCAGTTGCAGCGCGACGGCTATATCGAATGCGTCAACGGCGCCTGGCTGCTGACCGACAAGGGCTGGCGCACGCTGTCGGCCGCCGCTGAACCAAACCCGCCGCCGGTGAAGCAATCGAAGACCGAGATCGACAGCGAGCTGCGCGGCGACAAGATGCTGCGGCAGTGGGGTTGGCGCTACTTGCATGGCTGAGCGCAACGTCATGCTGGCGCAGATGGTCGACGCCTTCATGGCGCACGACGACATGCGTTATCTGGAAGCAATCGCTCGGCTGCGCGATCACGTCGACCGAACGAAAGCGCGGCGCGGCCGGATTCGCATTGGCGCGCACTGGTTCGATCCCGACATTTATGCGGCATGGGTCAAGGCTCTTGCCGTGCGCAATAGCGCTCGCGGCGGTAACTCAAGCTAGGGAGCGATTATCCCCTGCTCGATTACAACACAACGCAAGTCCCTGCACGTTTGGAAGTGGAATGGCGCAATGACGCGCCAACGCTGTGAGCGCTTCCTGATTCAAATCCAATGACCGAATTGAAGTGGGATGTCGAAACGCGCGTTGGCCGCGTGCGTGAGATCGCGGCGCGCGTTTATTGCGACGTGCAAGGCGAAAGCTTGCGCGAGGCAATGCATGCCTTGGCGCTGGCGACGGCGGCGGTGATTCGCACCAGCTATAGCGGGCGCGGCATCGAGACCGCGCTGGAGCATCATATTTCGAACGTGCGCCATCACGCGCGAAAGGGCCAATGAGATGCCGAGAATTTTGCGGCGCTTGAAGATCAACGAGGTGTCATCGGTTGATCGCGGTGCCGGTGAAGGAGTGCATATAATGCTGATGAAGCGCGACGACGAGCTTGATGACGAGACGTTGGCTTATCTCAAGCGCGAATTTTCCGCCGAGCAGCGCCGCGAGGCGGCATCGAGCGGCGCGGCATTGCCGGACGGCTCGTTTCCGATCCACAACAAATCCGATCTGCACAATGCGATGCGCGCCATCGGCCGGGCCAAAGACCCGGCAAAAGCAAAGGCGCATATCCGGCGTCGGGCCAAAGCGCTCGGTCTGAGCGGCGATCTGACCGACGCGTTCAAGCGCGCCACCTGGTCGGAGTTCTTTGCCGATCTGTTCACGCGAGAACCCGAACCGGCCGCCGAGCAGACGTTCGATCAGGCGCTGGCGGGGCTCGCTGAATCTGTGAAGTCGATCATTAACGACGATGACGCAGACACCGACGACATGCTGGCCAAGTCGTTTGCGCAGTTTCATGAACACGTTTCACCGCTGATTGGCGACCGAGCGTCGCCACGGCAACCCACCGACAAGAAAGGAGACCCCATCATGTCGGCAATCCTGAAGGCGCTCGGTCTGAAGGAAGACGCGAGCGAAGAAGACGCGCTCAAGGCTATCGCCGATCTGGCGAAGGCACGACGCAAGGAAGAAGACAAAGAAGAAGAGGACGAAGAGGAGGAAGAGGAGGAAGAGGAACGCGAGCACGAGAAGCGGCGGCGGCGCAAAGAGGAAGACGAAGAAGAGGAAGAAAAAGCGCTCCAGGCGTTGCCCGCGCGCGTGCGCAAGCGCATCGCCGCCAATGAGGAAACAGCGAAACGTGTTCAGAAACTTGAGGATGAAGCGGCGCTCGCTGGCTTTACCAAGCGCGCCGTCGAATCTGGCTTGCCAGCGACCGAGGGCGCAACGCTGCAACAGCTTTTTAAGACCGCGCCTGATGCTGCCGAGAAAATGCTGACGCTGACCAAATCGGCGCTCGCGGCAGCGCGCGAGGCTGGCGCGTTCAAGGAGTTTGGCACCAGCGGCGGCAACGGTGGTGGCACGGCATTCGAGCAGTTCACCTCGATGGCGCAAAAGTATTTGAGGGATCATCCCGGCGAGAAGCTGTCGGAATCGCAGGCGTTCACCAAGGTTTACGAAGACCCGGCCAACGCCAAGCTGCGCGTTCAGGACGCTCGCGAAACCGGCCGCGCCGCGTCGTAAGCGCACCGTTCAGAAAGGATCATCATCATGACGACAGAAGCTCCACTCTTGAAGGACGGTGCACAGTGTGTCGCGGCGGCGAACTACTGGAATCCAGCAACCGCCCTCTATGGCCCTTACGGCTCGGGCCAGTTCCTGTGCGTGTTCATCTCGGCGGCGCGCACGGTATCGCTGCAAACCACGCAAGGCGGCATCGTTTATGGCGTGCTGCAAAACGCGCCCGCTGCGGGTCAGGCGGCCGATGTCTCGTTGCACGGCATCACTAAGGTTGTCGTCGGCGCGGCAGTTGCGGCCGGTGCCGAACTGATGGTCGACACCAACGGTCGCGCCATCACGTGGGTAGGCGGTGCGGGCAACCGCAAGATCGGCCAAGCAATCGAAGCGGCGGCGGCAGCCAATGCGGTGATTGATATGGAAGCCTACACGCCGAACATCTCCGTGCTCACGTAACGCAGCAGCACAGAAAGGATCAGACCATGCCACAGCCCTTTTTACAGCAGGTCCATGTGCAGGCTGCGCTGACGCAGATCGCCACAGCCTACATTCAGGATCAAACTCACTACGTCGCGGATCAGGTTTTTGCCAACGTCCCCGTTGAGCATCAAACTGACAAATATTTCGCGTTTTCGAAAGATGATTTCTACCGCGACGAGGCGCAAGAACGCGCCGACACTGCCGAATCGGTCGGCGGCGGATTCAATCTGGATTCGTCAAAGAGCTATTCGGCGAACGTGTGGGCATACCATAAAGACCTTGGCGGCCAGACCCGGCGCAACGCCGATCCGGCGGTCAATATGGATATCGCCACCACGCGGTTCTGCATGCAAAAGCTGCTGATCAAGCGAGATCGCATTTTCATGCAGAAATTCCTGACCAACGGCGTATGGGGCACCGACGTCACCGGCACTGCCGGCGGCACACCGGGCTCCGGTGCGCCGGCGTTCTGGAACGACGACGCCAACGGCGATCCGTACACCGACATCGCTACGGCGCAGACCACGATCCTGCAAAACACCGGGTTTGAGATCAATTGCGGCCTGCTTGCATTCCCTGTTTATCAGGGACTGCGCAAGCACCCGCTGGTGGTCGACAGGATCAAGTATACCACCCGGGCAGATGCCTCGAAGATCACGCCGGACTTGCTGGCGGCGAGCTTCGACGTCGATAGGATCGTAGTGTCGAAGGCGGTCTATGCCACCGGCTCCGAACAGGCGGTCGGCGGCGCTGGCTCGGTCACGGCACAGACCTACAACTTCGTCGCTTCCAAAGACGCGCTGTTCGTGCACGCGGCACCGCAGCCCGGCATCATGATTCCGTCAGCGGGTTATATCTTCCCGTGGTCGGGATTCACCGGCATCAACACCATGGGCATTCGTGTTGCGCAAATTCCGATGCCGTGGCTCGGGCTCGAAACGATACGCACCGAAGGCGAGATGGCGTTCGATATGCTCGTGATCGGTGCCGATCTTGGCTATCACTTCAGCGGCATCGTGCAGTAGCGATCCAATCCCGTCGTTGATTGCTGCTGTAACGGTGGGCGGCGAGTAGTCATCCGGTCTGATCCCCCCGACCGTTCTCCCCCGACGCGCTCGCCGTTCCCGCCTTTCAAGGATATCCGTCATGGAAATTGCCGAGCAAGACATCGGCGGTGCACGGATTCGCATGGGCTTCACTCGCGGCAATATGCGAATGAAGGCAGGCGAGCATCTGAGCGCCGACGAAGTGCGTGCGATTCCGCTCGCCAATCGGCGCGCGCTAGCGAACTCCGGCTTCATCGAGGTTTATCCGACCCGCACCGTGGTGGTTCACAAGGAAGCCGCGACGAAACCGGGCGATCGCTTCATCGTGCAAGTCGGCAAAGGCCAATTCAACGTCATCGAAGGGCGTCGGCTCAATGAGCAACCGCTGACGCGCGAAGCGGCCGAAGCACTGGCCGCAGCCAAATAGGAGTCATCATCATGCCCACGGGTTTTGTTGACCGCGCCAAAGGTAAGACGCTCGTCTCAACGCAATATCAATCGCAGGGCGGCCAGTTTTATGGCTCGGCGCTGGACAACATCACGGCATCGCCAACGCCGAACAATACGCAAGCGGGCGCGGCGATGATCAATAATTCACAGAATCGCATCACCACCGTTGCCGCCGCTGGTGACAGTCTGCGCTTGCCACCGGCTATCGCGGGCGCGGCAATCGTCGTCGTTAATGACGCTACCACCAATGCTGCCAACGTGTGGCCGTCGTCGGCGGCACAGGGCGGCATCTCGGGCGGCGACAAGATCAACGCGCTTGCGCCGAACGCGGCGTTCTCGCTGACGGTCGCGCTCGGTGTCACGGTGTTCTACTGCTTCAGCGCCGGCACGTGGCGGACCAAATAAATGGCCGCTCTGCTCACGACTCAGCTTACCGCTCCGGTCACGGCGGCGGTCAGCGGCGTTTTGGAGCTACGTCAAGACCTGCGCTTGCCGTTGAGCGTCATCGTGCAGGGCAAGTTTATTTATGGATCGGGCGGACTGACCGCGAGTGCGTGGGTACAGACCTCGGTCGACGGTGGCGGCACCTGGACTGACGTTGCGAATTTCAGCTTCACCACATCGTCGTCGCGGTCGCTGTACAATTTGTCGGCGCTGACGCCCGGCACCACCGCGTATGCCCCGACCGACGGCACGATGGCGGCAAATACTTCCAAGGACGGCATTATCGGTTCGCAATGGCGGGTGAAGTACACCACCACCGGCACCTATGTCGCCACCACGCTTGAGGTCGACATAGGCACGGTCGGTTTGACGATTTAATCGTGCGCGGCGACGCGCCATCAAAACGCTAAGGATCAAGCATGTCAGGCCAAGCCGACTATGCAGCACAGGCGACGCTCGATTGGATGGCGGGCCGCAGGGCAATGCCCGCGCTTGTCAACCGCTTTCTGGCGCTGTTCACCACCGCACCCACATCCGACGCCGGCACCGGCGGCACCGAAGCAAGCGGTACCGGCTATGCGCGAGTGCAAATCGCCGGCCAGCTCGCCGCCACCGCGGCGTTCACGACATCGTCGCCGAACATCACCATGACCACCAATCCCGGCTGGATCGTGCCGGGCATGAACGTCTGGGATCTCACCACCACCACACCATCGCAGGTCGGCACCGTCTCCACATTCTCCGGTACCGCACTGGTGCTCACCGCCAACGCGGCGGTAGCGTCGCAGGGCACCACCGACAATTTGCAGTTCTCGGCATGGCCTGCCGCTGTGGCGTCATCCGGCACCGAGCCAGTGACCACGCCGGCAACATCCACCAGCGGCGCGGCGGTCACATTCGCGCAGGCCGGTGCTTCGTGGGGCACGGTAACGTCATGGGCGATCTATGACGCGATCACCGCGGGCAACATGATCGCGTGGGATTATCTCGGCAACTTCAAATGGATTCCGTTCACTTGCACCT